GCATATAAAAGTCTATTAGCCGTTATTTCTTGCGCTTTTGCTTTAACTGGTACGTTGTCATAAGGTCTTAGTAATTGATTGCTAGGAAGCATTGCGTTAACTTGATCACTAGTAATATCTAAAGAAGTAAAACTAGAAAGTTGATCTGAGTCTATGGTTTTAAATTTATATATACTTGCTGAATCTGAAAATTTTATTAAAACCTCAAGTCTTTCAACGCCCGGCGGTTTTGCATCAAAGTTAGATAATGTTATTAAACTAACTGAGTTTTCCATATTTTTATTATAACCTATCTCAGCATCAAGCTCATAACCTGTTGATGTTGGTAAAAAAGCAACTTCAGAAAAAGGTGATATACAAGAAAATTCACCGTCATCATATCTCCATCTATATGCAAATCTAGGAAAAACATCTTCAAATATAGAAGTGTCAGTTTCTTTAGTAACATCCCATCGATCAAGATCTGTAACAGGCATTGTTGCTATAGCAGGTGAAATACTTAATATAGTAGCGTCAAAAACTTTTCTAGTTGAATTTGATTTAACTAAACTAGTCGTATCTTCTTCAAGTAGCTTTAATCTTATTCTTACGTTATCATCTTCGTCTAAAGTAGTGGTAGTGTCTGGAGCTGTTAACTCTATAATATCCCCCTCTTTGTAATTAGGTCTTGGTGAAAATACCAACTTTTGAATCATTATTTGACGACTACCTGTGGCCGCATTACCAGTATTATAATCTAAAACTACATTACCATCTTTATCTTTAAGTGGTGTTTTTGAGTTTGTTCCAGGTGGTTTAACAACAACAATATTGTCTTCGTTTCTGTAAGTCCAAAACGATTCATTTTGATATGTTGTTAGTGCCCATCTAAAACCAACAGTTGTACCTGAATTAACTTGTACTGCTGGTTCATCTGTTAATGTTATTGTTGAATCGTTTGTACCACCACTAGGATCGTTTTGAATTGACGCTACACCTATAGCACCACCACCGCTTTTTGCGATTACATCGCCATTAGAATCTGTTAGCGTCATACCAACTTGTATACAATTCCAAGTATCAGCGTTACCACCTAAATAAGCAAATGTAGCTGTCGTGCTACTAGTTGTTAAATTTGCAGTTAAAGCTGCTGTGTGGTGAGTGTTATATATTTCGTTTGTAGCAGTAGAACCTGTAGCAAAAGGATCACCAGTACTTCTTCGACTAGTATTTGTTGGGTGTTCAAGAACAGAAAGACTTGGGTCTGTGGTTCCACCAGCATCTTCAAACAAAGCAATATCCGGTGCGTTTAAAGGATATTGTTTTATTACAGTTATATGCTCTTCTAAAACATCATCACCAGTAATCACATTGGAACCATCTCCTTGTAGTTTAACAAATTTAGTTGTAGTGCTCCACTCGTTACTAGAAGCTACACCAAGTTTAAATCTATCAATATTTATTTTTTTAGGTTCGTTTTCACCGTCAGTCCAAAAAAGTAAACCATCAATAATGTTTACACCTGTTATTAAATTGTTTGTAGTAGTTCTAACACCATTTTGAACTCTAAAATTTAAAAAAGAAACATTACCACCGTGATTATCTACTAGCACAGGTTCTACAGTATCTGCCGCTTGGTTATATTCTGCTATTGCATCTACACTTGTTCCAGATATAAACCATATAACATTTTGGTTTTCTGGATTTATAATACTACCAATACATTTTGCACCTGTTATACTTAAACTTGATACTTTTAGATTACCATATGAATTTTGCGCTGAACCAATATCACTACCTTCTGTAGTAGCAATATCAATATTCAAAGCGTCTCTATATTCATTTTTAGGTATTAATCTTTCGTCAAGGTCTTTGTTCATTTTCCCTGACGTAAAAGTATTTTTAATCTCCGGCATATACTAGTGTTTTATGTGCTTAGATTTACCTCTAAGTATTTGAGTTAATTCTTCTAGTTTTAAATTTGATAATCTTAATTTAGCTTGTCTTACAGCTGCAAACTTTTGACGCTTAAATCTATTGACTATATATTCCTGTATGTTAGATTTTGTACATAATATTGCGTATGCTATACACTTATACATTGCTTCTTCTGCTAGTTTATGTACTTGCATTTCAGCATCAGTTCCTAGACTATCACTTATATATTTTAAAATTACAGTTTTTCCAGACATATTAGAACTAAAATGTATTTTTCCATTATTTTCATCTATGTAAAAATTACCATTTGTCTGTGCATATTGAGGATCCAACCCATATTTTTGTCCAATAGTAAAATCGTATTCATCGCTTTCATAATCTTCATTACGATCTGACAGTATTGTAGAGTTGTAGTTAGTCCAAGTATCAGAATCTGTTGTTGTTAAATTGTTTCCTGTAAACTGATAAACTCCAGCATCGTTTTGTGTTATCGCTGTTGGGTTAGATGTTTTTATTTCTGGATATAATATATGCTCTATACCAGAACTATCAGAATAAGTAATTTTAATATAATTTACATAATCCTGTGGTAATACCATTTGTAGTGAAGATGGTATTTCTATTTCTTGAGCTTTAGTAGATTTGAAAGTATCAAATGATAATTCTTGTAAAGCTCTTTGAGCGTGAAAAGCCACGTCAGTTCTTTTTACTTTATCTATTATTTTACCTTCACCCACGTAAGCAATAATAAATTGGTTTATAATATGCTCTAGTGATGTAAATTGGTAAGTACCAAAACTTGAGCCTGTGTAATAAGCGTTTTGAGTTTGATTGTCTAATAATCCCATTTATTATTGTTTTTCTTGTTGTATTTCTTTTATTTCTTCTTGAGCTCCTATTTGATATAAATTTGGATCTGCTATTGATATACCAGCTAGAGCTAGTATTTTTAAAACTAGATTTTTTTCTTCAGAAGCGTGTAATTCAAAATTTGTTGAAGATGCACTATTATATAAAGCTGTACCATTTATTTCTGTATATCCCCAGTTAACATCTGTAGGTTTTGCAATGTAATTACAAGTTACAGTTCCAGTGCTATAAGAAGTGCTTGGAGATGCTGGAAACAGTTTTAGCAAAGTATCTGATTTTCTAGTATAAACAGGTCTAGTTTCAACAGGCGCATATAAAGCTGTTCTAGACATATACTCTAAATCTTTTTTACCAACTTTTTCAACTTCAACATCATAAGAACCTCCAACGGCATAAAACACAGTTCCTAATCTATATACATCTGTTGGTAAGGTAGCTTGGTTACCAGAAACCGCAGACATAGCTATTTTAAATTTTTCAAATTTAGATATTTTTTCTTCTAATAAACTAACCATATCAGAATACTCTGTTTCATTACCAGGTACTCTGCTAAACTGATTTATATCATAAAAATATTGTTCAAAAATATCTAGTTGAGCTTGATTTGCTAATAAATTAAACTCTTGAGGTGTTATATAACCTCTTTGTTCTTTATTAGCTAAAGTCAAAACTCTTTGATACACTGTATCTACATTTACCGCCATATTTTATTTTTTTGTAGTTTGCGATCGCCCCGTAGAGCGACCGCTTCTACAGTTTGATTATTTTAATTGTTTTTCTATATTTGCATATATCTCCATACCTTCATCGGTTTTAAACCAAGCAGCTAATGCTGAGTATGGATGCTCGTCAAATGGTACATTCATTAACTTTCTATCATTAGAACCCCATGAAAAAGTTCTTTGATCGCTAGATAATTTTAATATTCCCATTTCAGTAGCTCTAATACCAAAATTTCTAAGAATAACGTTGTCGTCTTCAACTAAATCTAAGAACAATTGAGGATTCTTTTTAGCATAAACTAATAAATCTCTTTTAAGTTCCTTAGAAGTCAACTCTGATACTTTAGAACCAATCTCTACACGCATAATAGCTTCTGCCATATCTATATCCATGTTTCTTGCAGCGTTTAAAGCATCGATTTCTATTTCTATATCGTCAACTTCAGCTTTAGCCTCTACGTCTGGCTGCCATTCGTAATATAAAAGATCCCTTTGTGGGTGGTATAAACTAAGCAGTTTTTGTAAAACCGTTTTGTTCCTTGGAACTTCTAACATACCATTTCTAAAAACAATATGTTCTAGTCTTTGATCACCTTGCATTTCATCAACAAAAGGTGTTCTTTGATTTTTTGTATATTTAAGTTCTCTTTCGTGTCCTTTTTCTTCATCGAACCAATAAATATCGCAAGACTTTATAAGGTGTGACAAAGGTTTTCTATGTCCTTTTAAAAAATAAATTCTATCTTTTACCACCCATTTTTCTTCAGACTGCTCAATTGGTTTTGTTTCTTTAATTTCCGGTAAATCTACCGGTAAATCATTTTGTATTTTTTGTTTTTTTGCCATAATATAATATATAATAAAATTAATAAAAATAAAAGAGAGGGCAGAGAGCGTTTACATGCATGCCGCCCTCTCCTTTAAAAATTGATTAGTTCAATAACATAAAGTTATTTGCACCTTGAGTAACTAAACATCTTTCAGATAAATAGTTAACTCTCATCGCGTCTAATTCAGATGTAGTTGCACCTACAGAACCAGTAACCCAAGTTTTTAGGTATCTGTTATCTGTTTGTGAAGATCTGTATCTTACGTGTAGGAAAGGTCTCTTAAGATTTTTTCCTAAGTTTTGATCGTAAACTGAAGAAACTCCAGCTGGAACGATTACACCACGTATTGCATCTGTAGTAGCTCTATCGTTGATAGCACCCCTTGTTCCTTGGTCGTTTAAGTATTTCCAATCAGACTTGTAGAAGTCATAAGAACCTCTTCTGAAACCAGAGAAACCTAAGTTTAATGCCATATCTTCTGAGTTGTTGAATACCCCGTAAGAAGTACCACCAGCTCCGTAAGAGTTCATTGAAGCTAACATGTCATCAATAGCTAGGCTAGTAGCTCTGTTTACAAACATCATGTTTTCTTCAATAGCACCTTGCTTATCAAACTCAGCTAAGATAGCGTCAAATTCAGCTAAATCAGTAGCAGCGTTAACACCAGTAATACCAGAAGACTTGTTTCCTCTATCAGCGATAGCGTCAAACATTCCCTGCGTACCAATAGGAGTACCATCTGTAACACCTAAACCAGCGTTTGCAGCTGCAGTATCTATTGTAGTGTCATTAGCACCCTGAACACCTTCAAGACAAGTCATTTCTAAGTTATCCATGAAACGTAGTCTAGTTTCACCTTCAGCTTTTAAGTACCATAGGTAACCGCTAGTTCCTCCTTCGTCAGTAACTTCAACCCAACCAATTTGAGAAGCATCAGATCCTGAAACTTGATACATATCTCTTATAATAACTGGTTTGTTGCTGTAAGATAAGAAAGAAGGCTCATTAGCAGTAGAGTAAGGAGTATCAGATCCTTTTTGCCACTCAGAACCATACTTAAGTACAGTAACACTTTCATCACCCATACCAATACCAGCTTCACTTGCGTGACCCTGAGTATAAGGAAGAATTGTTACAACGTTAGTAGAAACGTTAGATACACGACCTGGGTATGTTACAGTAGCAGAAGCTACTAAACAAGTATCACCAACTCTAAGACCGTGAGATCCAGAAACGTATGATGCGTTAGAACCTACTAAACCTGAAACTGTTACTTCTGAAGCAGATGCATCTATTGTACCAGTGTACGCTAAGTGTAATCTACCTTGCTCAGACCAAACTACTTGGTCAGCAGTCATTGCTTCTTCAGCTCCGACTTGTTTTAGGAAACCTGAAATAGTTCTCTTTCCGAAAACTTCAGCTTCAGCTTCCATTAAATCTGGTAAATACTGTTGTTCCCAACCAGTACTACCGTCTATAAAATCTATGTAATTTGATTCCAACGTTGCCTTTTTAGGCGACGGAGTCATATTCAAATTACCTCCTGCAGTAATTGCCATTTTTTATTTGTTTTAAGTTAGTTATTTATTTTTAATTTTAAACTTAAAATCAGCAGAGTTTTCGCCTAGCACTTTAAATTTCATTCCACCTACCTGCGTCTCAGAGTGAGAGCCTCTAGGATTCATGTCAACGTTTTTAGATTTAGCCATACTTTCTTTTAAAGCATCAGCTTTACCTTGTTCGTAAAAGTGATTTGCAATAGCATCGGGATTCATGGCTGTAAAAAGCGATTTGTGATAGCCTTTTGCGTCAGACATTTCACTATTTTTGTTCAAAAACTTTTTGACAAAATTGTTAATGTCACTTTGAGCTTCTTTCACTTCACCAGCATTTTTCACGTTAAACCTATACTTTTTATCACCGACGTTATATTCAAAACCTTTGAACTTGTCGTTAAAAACCTCGTTAGTTTTACTTAAAAAGGTACTAGTTTGTTTGTCTGCTATTTTTTTATTCTCTTCCGATTCTTTGTTATATCTATTAAAGAAATTTACAGCTTTCTGTTGTTCAGGTGTTAACCTGCTTCCAGCTTTAACTTCTTCATAGTATTTGGACTTTTGCCCGTCCAAGTGGGCTTTAGCGCTGGCAACTTGCTCTTTTAGCGCTATTTTCTTTTTCTTTATAGCTCTTTCACTATCATCTTCCGAAGCCATAAATGTATCTTCTATTAAAAACTCAACCTCGTCAGCGGTTAAATGTTTTTTAGTTTGTTTATAGTATTCTCTTAATACTGTCATATCGTCATAATTAGAATAATCTTGATTAAGACGAACGTAATCTTCTAATGTACCACCAGTTTCTTCCATAAAATCTACAACTTTTTGTAAATTTTCAGGTAAAGCTTTACCAGTTTCTTGAGCTTCTGTTATTTCTTCAGCTAATTCTTCTGTTTGTTCTTGAACATCTTCTTCTTCAGTAACTTCTTCTAATACTGATTGTTCTTGTGTTTCAGTTTCCGGTTGTACTTCTTCTTGTTTTTCTGTGGACTCGGCATTTTCAGGCTCTGCAACCACTCCCTCGTCGACAGGGTTATCTTCTTTAACTTCATCTGTTTTTGGTTTACTTAAATCAACAACGTAATCGCCGTCATCATTAACATTTGGTTTTTTAGTTTCTTCAACTGGTTGTTCAGTTGATTGTGTAGTTTCATCAACTACATTTTCTACATTTTCTTCCATAATATAATATAATAATAATTAATAATTTTAATCAAAAGATATAGGTGGTAATTCCATACCACTACTTATACTATCACTTGCTGATTCAAAGTTTTTAGGCCCCTCATCATTATTTCTTTGTGAAATCATTTCACTTTGTTGTGTAGCTTGTATTTTAGTTCTATTGTCTTTACGATCTTCTTTCATTTTTTCGTTATCAGCTTTAGTTTTTGACTCTAAATTCTTAAGCTGCATGTTGTATTGAAACTCCTGTTCCATTAGTTGCTTTTTAAGTTCTGCTTCTGCCGCTTGCTCTCTCATACGCAACTCAGACTTCTGTGATTCTAATTGAGTTTCTATTTGAGCTTTCATTTGCTCTTTTTGCATTTCAGCTTGTGCTGCTGCTTGAGCCGCTTGTTGATTTGTTTGCGACTGCAACTGCATGTTTCTTTCCTGCATTTGCTGATCTTTGTCTTGCTTCTTTTTTCTACGTATTTTTAGTAATTGATTTGCAAGTTTTATATTTTTAACTTCTCTAAGGTCAATAGCGTCTTCAAGCTCTATATTTTGTTGTTGCAACGCCATTTGTATATTATTTTCAAGCATTGCTTTTTCTTCTTCATCAGGTTGTAATTCTATAAATATACCAAAATCGTAAAGATGTAATTCTTTTAACTCTTCTAATACAGCAACATTATAAGCGCCAATTGCTTGAATAAACGCGTCTTTTGTTGGTGAATATTCTACAATATCAGATATTCTAAGCGATAAACACTCTGCCATTTCAGCTGTTAAAAACAAACCTGACTGTAAAATATGTCTTGTAGCTGTATTACTGTTTGCAGCGGCAAGTTTTTGCACGCCAACTAAAGCATTTTTATCTGGCATACTACCATCTCTAGCTTCATTAAGCCCGGTAGTATCTCTTATCATT